TTTCTAGGTAACATATAATCAGCAACATCTTGCCAATGACTTTCCCAGTTTTGTCTTTCAGTTCTAAGAGAAGCATATCTCTCTAATATCATTTTAGCTTTTGGTGTTATTTGCATTAATTATCCTAACAAAGTTTTTTTAGCGACTGATGTACCACCTAAAGATTTGTTTTCAGTTAGAATAGTTGCACGTCTGCCTTTTCTTTTAGTTTTAAGTGCATCACTCATTCCAGCAGCATCTGCAGCTTGCGATGCAGTTGTTTCAACCACCGTTGGTTTTGGAACTGGCGGTGGAGCAGGTGGTGATGGTCTTGAAACAAATCCTCCCATATTATCCTCCTAATAAAGTTTTCTTTTCTGAATTAGCTTCTTCATCTAATCCACCTCTTGAAGTTAGTATCGTTGATGCTCTACCACTTCTTTTTCTTTGTAATTCTTTTTGTTTTCTTAAAGCTTCAGCTTTTCTTTCCTCATCGTCAAAACTTGGAGCCGCTGGCGGTGGTGGCGGCGGCGGGGGTAACGCAGGCATTTTTGGTGTTAAAAAACTCATAGTTTAATCCTTATAAAATTTTATAATCTGATATTGCATTAGGAAATCTTTTACTAATATTTTCTTGATTTGGCAACTCATCAATTGCAATTGCCATATATCTAAACGCATCGTTAGCATGGGAACTCCAATCGTGAATTGGCTTGTTGGAGAACATTCTCATCTTCTCATTATACTTTCTATGATAATGTCTAAGCGCATCTATTAATGGTCGGCAGTTTTCAAGATCAATATAAACTCTAGGAAATATCATTTTAGCAGCATGAATACCGTCTTCTAATGGTAATTTTGGTAAAATTTTAAAATTTATACCTAGTTGGTAAGCAACCTCGCGCCTTGTTTTACCTAGGCTAAATTCAGTAACTTCAATATCATGCGGTGCATAATGATGTTCGTAAAGGTAATCTTTTTGTTTGATGATGTTTACATAGTGCGGCAAGCCTTCTCGATTGTTTTCATAATAATCAATTATTCTAACGGTGTTACCTAATTGTTGAAAAAAGATAATAGCGGTGGAATCTCCTACACCGATGTCCCAAACTGTACTCACTAAAAGACTAGGGTCATATTCAATTCTGCTTATCCTACCTTTATCCTCTGCTTGCTTAACCAGATTGCCATATATTGAACCCTCGATGTTGGCAATCCAATCACACTCAAATTCTTGTTTATATTTAGCTTCACCCATTTGAGCTAAGGCAGCATCTAATTCTTCCTGGTCAATAATTTTAGTTTTAGATACTGGAGCTGTAAATGCTAGCCACTTCTCATCTTTAACTGCATGTTGGTAAATTTCATAAAAAAAATTTTGCATGCCAGCGGGAGTACCTATGAAATAACAAAACCCTTTACGATCTGATAATGCAGGTCTCAAAATTTCATTCCAAAGTTTAGGGTCCACTTGTGCGGTTTCATCTATGCAGACCCCATCCAGGAATATACCCCTTATGCTTTCTGCATTTTCAGAAGACAATAATGTTATACGGGAACCATTAGGTAAGTCGCATCTTAATTCTGTTTCGTTATATCTTGTGCCAGGTATCTGAGCAGTAAATTGTTTTATGTAGTCCCATGCAATGGACTTGGCTTGCTTATACGTCGGCGCTACGTATGCAAATCTTGGGTTTGGCAACGGGTGCATAAGTGCGGCTTTTATTAAATGATTTAAAATACAAACCGTCTTACCAAATCTTCGGTGGCAGTTAAGGACCGCGAACCTGTGCTTGTCTAGCAAGTCGTGAAGTTCTTGTTGTTGGGGTCGTGGTGTATATAATTCTATGTGCATTAATGTATCGTTGGTACGCAATCAAATAAACTGCTTGCGGTTTCGTAATTCATGCCAGATTTGCTTAACATATAACTTGCAAAAGCTTCTGCAACATCAGAGTTTTCAAAACCATGAACATGTATAACTAGACTATTAGTTTCTTTGTCTACAAATGCAAGTGTTGTTAAAGGGTCTTTTATTTTAGGTTTCTTTTTTTTCATAGTCTTTGTCTCTGTGTGTCTGTGTCAAAGTCCGAATATATATATATATTACAAACTGAGACCAGTTTAGCGGGTATAGTGGCATTTTTACAACACAATGTTGCATTTTTATATGCTATTAGTTGTGTCTCAGATATTAAACCCGCGATAATCTTTATAATATCTTAACTTTAATTGTTTACTTGTGTCTTGGTTGTGTGTTCTTGTTTTGTTCGTACTCCATAACACACGCGCGAGACTCTGTCTTCTCTAACAAAAAAACCAACAATCAAGCTTTCTTGTTATTAGCAGCAAAGTTGGCTGCAGCTTCTTTACTACCAAACCCCCACTTCTTTAAAGCCAGCGCCAGGCGCGTTGGCTCTCCATCTTTATTATTCATTGGTCCCTTCATCCCAGCAAACCTAGCTGCAAAGCTTACTCGTCTTGGATTAGTTCCAGATTTAACTGGTGGCTTGAGATTACTTCCTTCCTTACGTTTAAAATATTCTCTACCTTTTTCAGTTAGTCCGCCTGTCTCTGATTTATGTTCTTTTCTCATTTACTTTCTCTTAGCAGTTTTAGCAGCTCTTTTAAATTGTTTTCTAGTTGGTGCGCCTTTAGTTCCAGGCTTTCTCATTCTTTCATTTGAGCCAGCTTTTATTCTAGCTCTCTTAGCATGAATATTTGCATAAAGACCTTTTTTCATAATTTCCCTTTGTTTTATTTTGTAACATTTATTTATTAATTATTTTAACAATCAATGATTGACATATTGTCAAAAATAACTAAATTAAGATTATAACTAATAAAGGAGAAAATCAATGATTAAAGTACAAGAAACAGCATCGACACTTCAAGAAGGTGTTAAGAACATGATGTCTGGTGCTAAAGAAGATTATATCAGATGGTCAACGAACAATGGTAAAAAAGAACTTTCTGGTTATTCTAAAGAACAAGTTGAAAAATGGGATGACAAAACCAAAATCACAGAAGGTAAAAAATACATTAAAATTGTTCAAGATACTGGAGTGTTTGCTTTTGTTGTTAAAGAAGATTTTAAACAATTCAAAAAAGGTGATGTTTTAAAAGCTGCAGGCTACAATGCTCCTGCATTAAACTCACCAAGAGGAAACGTTTTAACTGGGAACTATCCTATTCAATGGACAGGTCCTTTGTATTTAAGATAATTAACCCTCAATTACCTCGGGAGCCTTTTCTGGCTCCTGGGGTCTTCCCCAAGAAATAGTAATTTTATTATCCGATTTAACTTCCTGTTTAACCTTATCTCCAAAAATACCACTAGCTAACTTAGATGCTAACCATCTCGCGTGGTGCGCTAGTTCTCTAGTTTGTTGAAAATACTTAGGGTCTTGAGGTTTACTCAACATCTCATGTATTTGGTCAAGGATAGTGAACGTTCCAACTTCTCTTGCTTTCATAATTTGCTTATGAAACTTATCATCATCACGCATCTTACGATAAACCACAGACAATGAAGGATAGTTTTTATCCTTACAAATTTCAGTTAAGGTTTTACCGTTTTCAAGCTTCTCTATAATATTTTCTATTTTTTCTAATTGCATTTAAAATGTACTCATCTGTTTTATTTTTATATTGTGGTAAGTTTTTTAAAGATTTCAACTGTCCTTCAATTGAAGTAGGACCAGTAGACATCCCTGCATGATACTTGCAGCGGTAATGACCTGTTTTCATCAGATTACCTTTACACCTACAACGTACCGTAAACTTAGAACCCCTGGTGTAACTCTCACATTGCTTTAGTAGTTTGTTACGACCAGGCATACCACATATAGTAAATCATTTTTATTGTAAAATTTAAAGTTTAGCAAGACTAAGCTAATTTTTTAGTTTTTTTTTTAATCTCCCCGTTTAGCCTATTCTTAGTATATTCAAAACCGTCCGAGCCGCGGAACTGGTCTATTAAACCTTCGGACCCATAATATTGTAACTTGATACCATTATAATTAATATCCTTATTCTGGCTTGGCAGGAAGGGTGTATTCTGAGAATAGTTATTTCTATAACTATAATTGTTATATGGTTTAATTACTTTGGTTTTATTAATACTTATAATATTTGATAACTCAGAGTTATAAAATTTGATAACTCTCGAATTAGTAAGTAAATTCTCATGTAATGGCAGCTTATATTCTAGTGTAGATTGTCTTCGTCTAGTCTGGATAATATTAAGCTTTTTTAGTCTGGCAATGGAACGGTAAACCGTAAGTTTAGACAACCCGACCCTGTCTGCTATCGTCTGAACTCTAGGATAACAAACCTTAGTTTTACGATTATAGAAACTAACCAAACCAAAATAAACCAACTTATCCGATGGGGTAAGCTTAGAGCTTTTTAATATGCTTTCATCCGCTACAAAGAAACTCATAAATTCTCTGCCTTTGCTATTGCTAAAGCTAATTCTCTTGCAATCTGTGGAACAATTGTATTTCCCAAAGCTT